AAGTTATAGAGACCCACAATTGATTCCAACAATTGAAGATATGTTAAAAAATGCAAAAAAACCTGAAAACTTGGTTTTAGGTATTGCAAGACAATACTCTGAAAAAGACGGGTTTGATAACTTAGACGAGTATAAAAAAGATAAAAGATTTAGAATATTAGATATTCCATACCAAGAAGCGAAAGGTGTTTGTTGGGCAAGACATTTAGTGCAACAATTATACAAAGGTGAGAAATATACAATGCAAATTGATTCTCATATGAGGTTTGTTAAAGATTGGGATGAAATCCTAATCAATATGATAAAGGGTCTACAAAAAGACGGGTATAAAAAACCTCTACTTACGGGTTATGTACCCTCTTTTGACCCTGAGAATGACCCTGCGGGTAGAGCACAAGATGCGTGGAGAATGGTATTTGATAGATTTATACCTGAAGGAGCAGTATTCTTCTTACCCGAGACAATACCAGGTTGGAGAGAAATGACAAAACCCGTACCTGCAAGATTTTACTCGGCACACTTTTGTTTTACAATCGGTGCTTTCTCAAAAGAGGTACAACACAATCCTGAGTATTATTTCCACGGTGAAGAGATTTCAATTGCCGCAAGAGCATACACTTGGGGTTATGATTTGTTCCATCCACACCTTCCAATCGTATATCATGAGTATACTAGAAAAGGTAGAACTAAACAATGGGACGATGACAAAACATGGGGAGACAAAAATAAACATTCCCATTTAACAAATAGAAAGTTATTCGGAATGGATGGAGAAAAACAAGAGGGTCATGATGGTCCTTATGGTTTCGGAACAGTCAGAACCCTTAGGGAATATGAAAGATATTCTGGATTATTATTTGAAAAAAGAGCAGTAGACCAAAATTGTATTGATAAAAAATATCCACCAAGTCCAAGAATTGAGAACGAAGAAGATTGGAAAAAAAGTTTTTCTACAATATTCAAACATTGTATTGACGTGGGATACCCAAGTGTTCCTGAAAAAGATTATGATTTTTGGGTTGTCGCATTTCACGGACCTGATGACCAAACCTTGTTCAGAAAAGATGCAGATAAAAATGAAATCGCAGGATTTATGAGAGACCCTGATAAGTATTGTAAAATTTGGAGAGAGTTTCCAACTACTGTATTGCCTAAGTATTGGGTGGTTTGGCCTCACTCAGAATCTAAAGGCTGGTGTGATAGATTAACAGGTCAATTAACCCATAATCACGTAAGTTAATGAAGTTTAAAGATATACCTAAGTTTGTTGTCAATTTGGATAGAAGGGTTGATAGACTCGAAAGTATTACTTTTGAGCTTTCCTATTTGGGTTGGGAATGGGAAAGATTTTCAGGAATCGATACCAATTCATACATGGGAATAACTCGCTCTACTTTAGAGATAATAAAAATTGCTAAAGAAAGAAATTACCCTCAAGTTATGATTATTGAGGACGATTGTTCTGTGATGCCGTATGCAAATAGTTTATTGGATAAAATAGAATCCGAATATCCTAATTTGGAGTATGCAATTTTTAATTTGGCACCTACACAGAACCGCGAGATAAAAATATCTGACAAATATCCATTATTACTTGATATGACGAATACACCGCCTGCACCTGAAGATGCCCGTGGTATATACGCCGCGAACATGATTATTTATGACCAATCGATATATGATGAAATGTTTGACATTGCTCTCACAGGGTTTTCAAGTGGTGATTTCTTCCATGCGTTAGATGATTTTACGTGGAAGTTTATTGTTCAAAACAAACAAAGTTATTGTCCTATTTTACCGATAGCACCACAAAAGGCGGGATATTCTAATATTTCTGAAGGTATGTATGGTAATTGGTATCTTCAAACATATAATTGGAACAGGTGGACTGAGGTTAAAATACCCAATGAGTTTATGGATGAAGGAAGAGTCATGGAAATGAAAAGAAAAAAAGAATATAAAGATTTTTATTATGTCAGTTAAGTTTATTACTTCAATATACAGTGATTTATATGGAACGGAGTTTGGAGGTAGACCAAACAGGGGTGGTCACTATAGATTCAGTTTATTATCACTTCTAAAAATGACAGATGCGGACTTTCTCTGTTATACTTCCGAAAGAGAAATAGATTCTCTTAAAAGATTTTTTTACGAAGAACATTCTATTGACTCCTCAAAATTGAAGTTCAAAGTTTTCGATATCTCAAATACAAAGTTCAAAGATTTAATTAACCAATACAAAGTTGTTGAGGATATCAAAAAAGGAGACAGATGTATAGAAATCCAATATTGTAAGTTCCATTGGTGGTGGAATGAGGATAAATCATATGACTATTATTATTGGATTGACGCTGGATTATCACATTGCGGGTTGATACCTTTGAAATATCTCAAGAGTGAACATATGACTGCGAGATATTACGAGAGCACCCTTTTCAATAATGATTTTCTAAAAAATGTAATTGAAGATACAAAAGAAAAGTTCTTGATATTGGGAAAAGAAAACGTGATGAATTATTGGTCGGGAACTGTAGATGCGAAGTGGTATAAAGAATATGATAGGTCTATACATATCATAGGTGGACTTTTTGGCGGACATAAATCCAAATGGGATGAGATTGTTAACTTGTTCGAAGACTATACGAGTAAAATAATGTCGGAAGATAAAGGTTTACCACATGAGGAAAATGTTATGACTTTGATGTGGTACAACCACCCTGAATTATTTGAAAGAAAACATTTTGATATTTGGTGGTGTAGGGATAATGCACCGAGAGGTACATCTGAAGAGTTGTTTCAAAACAATAAAAGTTTCTTTAGAATCTTAGAAGAATTCAATAGGATATATGAGTAATATTACTTTAGTAACTGGTATATGGGATATTGGTAGGTCTGAGCTTTCTGAGGGATGGTCAAGACCTTACAAACATTATTTAGATAAGTTTGAACAATTATTAAAGATAGATTGTAATCTGATTATATTCGGTAGTAGGGAATTGGAACAATTTGTTTTAGACAGAAGAGATATTTCCAAAACTCAATTCATATTCAGAGACTTATCTTGGTTTAGAGAGAATGAGTTTTTCCATAAGATTCAAGAAATTAGAACAAATTCAGATTGGTTCAATATGTCTGGTTGGTTGAAAGATTCGACGCAAGCTAAGTTGGAAAATTATAATCCTTTGGTTATGTCCAAGGTTTATCTTTTACATGATGCGAAGATTATGGATAGATTCGATTCTGAACATTTATTTTGGATAGACGGAGGTATAACAAATACTGTTCATCCGGGTTATTTCACACATGACAAAGTGATTGACAAACTTTCGAAATATATTTCAAAGTTTTCATTCATATGTTTCCCATATGACGCGAACAACGAAATACATGGATTTGAGTATAATCAACTGAATAGTTTAGCGGGTGCGAAGGTCAACAAAGTTGCAAGAGGGGGGTTTTTCGGTGGACCAAAAGATTCGATTTCGGATATCAACTCAATTTATTATGGCTTGATGAAAGACACCTTATCAAACGGGTTGATGGGTACTGAAGAGTCAATCTTCTCAATAATGACTTACAAACATGCCGATTTGATAAACTACTTTGAAATAGAAGGAAATGGTCTAATTGGAAAATTTTTTGAGGATTTGAAGAACGATGAGTTGAAACCAAAGAGTGAGTCTGTTGTTAAGAGTGTCAACAAATTGGATATAAATAAAGTTGGTTTGTATGTTATAACTTTCAATAGTCCCAAACAATTCAAGACATTGATTGATTCTATGTTGGCTTATGATAAGGATTATATAAATAAAACAAAAAAGTTCCTATTAGACAACTCGAGTGATGAATCAACTTTTGGTGAATATAAATTATTGTGTGACGAATACGGATTTGAACATATTAAAAAAGATAATTTGGGAATATGTGGTGGCAGACAATTTATAGCAGAACACTTCAATGACACGGATTTAGACTATTATTTATTTTTTGAAGATGATATGTTCTTCTACCCTGACGAAGGAGTATGTAGAAATGGATTCAACCGATACGTTCAAAACCTTTATACAAAATCTTTAGAAATTGTAAAAAAAGAAAACTTCGATTTTATTAAATTGAATTATTCTGAGTTTTATGGTGATAATGGAACTCAGTGGTCTTGGTACAATGTTCCTCAAGATGTAAGAACAAAATTTTGGCCAAGTAACCCGAGACTTCCACAAATGGGATTAGACCCGAACGCACCAAAAACAATCTTCGAAAAGATTCTTAGTTATAAAGGTGTACCATATGCTTGTGGTGAAGTTTATTATTGTAATTGGCCTCAGATTGTGAGTAGAGACGGTAATAAAAAAATGTTCTTAGACACAACTTGGGCACATCCATTTGAACAAACGTGGATGAGCCATATGTATCAGTTGACGAAGAAAGGTGATTTATCTAGTGGTTTACTATTATTAACACCTACTGAACACAACAGGTTCGAACATTACCAAAGAGAATTACGTAAAGAGTCATAACAATATATTTATTGTTATGGAATTTTTTATCAAGCAAAACGCCACACTTCCAGTTTTAAAAATGCAAGTTGTAAAAGACGGTCGCGCTGGTTATATCCAACTTATGGAAGATATTCCCGTGTCAACAATTTTTTTTACAATGATTAACGAACAAACAGGTATTCCTAAAGTGGTATCTGCACCTTGTGAGTTTGTCAATTTAATTTTGGACTTAGGTGCTCCACCTGAATATTATATTTATTTCAAGTTTACAAAAAGGGATACAAATGAAGTTGGTAGATATGTGGGTCAATTTTTGATTAAAAACGATGAAGGTAATTTGATTCTACCACTTAGAGAACAACTTTATATCAATGTTCAAGAAAGTTTCATTTCGGAAACCGCTTGTTGTTAGTTGATTATAATCTCACAATTTTTTATATTTATTGAGGAAGGTAAATTTCACCAAAGCGTGAAAGCTAATAAACCACCCAACAAAATTGATATGATATCTAACACAGAAATTGAATCATTTCTGCAAGGAAATGACCCCGAACCTTTTATAGTTGCAATTGAGTTTGACTACGCATCTAATTCCATTTTCAAAATCAAAGAAGAACCCGGTAAAGGAAAAGAAATCCGAAAGGATACTTTTGTTCCTTTCGCGTGGGTTGGAGATTTACGTGGGCTGAACTTTTATAATGATTCCAAAATGGCCCAAAAAGAGGGTATGTCAAAATATGGTATTGTTATTGAAAAACTTGAAACCAAAGGTGATGAAAGACTTGAGAAAGGTTTGACCTTCATGGTAAAATCTCTCAAAGGATATAGAGAATTGATTCAGTTTTTTAGAGATGGTGGTTGTGACCCTTGGGGTGAGAAAGCGAAGGATAGAATTATGATTTTACCGCCAGTAGAACAGTATTTTATCTCTAAAGAAAAAAGATTGTTCAAAGGATATGATGACTACGACCAAGTTACTCGTCTCGTATTTGACTTAGAGACTAACGCTCTTGACCCCAAAGATGGTCGAATCTTTATGATAGGAATCAAAACAAACAAAGGTTATCATAAGGTAATTGAGTGTCTTGATGAGTCACAAGAAAAAGGTGCTATTATCGAGTTTTTCAATATTATCAACGAAATCAAACCATCAATCATTGGTGGGTACAATTCCGCAAACTTCGACTGGCACTGGTTATTTGAAAGAGGTCAAAGATTGGGTATCGATTTGAGAAAATCAATCAAATCATTACATCCACAACATTCATACACAAGAAAAGAAACAATCTTGAAGTTAGCAAACGAGGTTGAGGACTTCACTCAAACTTCAATTTGGGGTTATAATGTGATTGATATTATCCATGCGGTTCGAAGGGCTCAGGCCATCAATTCTAACATAAAAGCGGCGGGTCTTAAGTATATTACAAAATATATTGGTCAAGAAGCTCCTGACCGTGTTTATATCGACCACACGGATATCGGAAAAATGTATGCAGCTAAGGAAGAGTATTGGTTAAATACTCAAAATGGAAAATATAAAAAGGCCTCTGAGTATGCGGATTTGGATATAAAGTTTCCTGGTGTATATATTAAGACCACAGGCGATAATTTAGTTGAAAGATATCTTGATGATGACTTAGAAGAAACCTTGGCGGTTGATAAAGAGTTCAACCAAGCGTCGTTTTTTCTCGCTTCTATGATTCCAACGACATATGAAAGAGTTGCTACTATGGGTACTGCAACACTTTGGAAGATGCTTATGTTAGCTTGGTCATACAAACACAACTTGGCTATCCCCGAAAAACAACAGAAGACAGATTTTGTCGGTGGACTTTCTCGTCTACTAAAAGTTGGTTACTCAAAGAATGTTCTCAAACTTGACTTCTCCTCTCTTTATCCTTCTATACAACTTGTCCATGACGTGTTCCCCCAATGTGATGTCTCAGGAGCCATGAAAGGAATGCTTAAATATTTCCGTGATACCCGTATCAGGTATAAACAACTTGCTGAAGAGTTTGAAAAAACTGACTTACAAAAATCTGTATCATATTCAAACAAACAATTACCAATCAAGATTTTTATCAACTCGATGTTCGGTGCCTTATCTGCTCCACAAGTTTTTGCGTGGGGTGACATGTATATGGGAGAACAGATTACTTGTACGGGTAGACAGTATCTCCGTCAAATGATTAAGTTTTTCATGAGTAAAGGTTATACCCCGCTCGTTATGGATACGGACGGTGTAAACTTTTCAAGTCCTGACGACGTTGATACACATAGGTATATTGGTCGAGGATTGAATTGGAAGGTCAAGGTTGGAAAAGAATACAACGGCCCTGATGCTGATGTAGCTGAATATAATGACATCTTTATGAGGGGGGAAATGGCTTTAGATACGGATGGCGTTTGGCCTTCATGTATAAACCTTGCCAGAAAAAATTATGCGGTCATGGATGCAAAAGGGAAGATAAAGTTGACTGGCAATTCCATTAAATCAAAGAAGCTTCCACTGTATATCGAAACGTTCTTAGATAAGGGTATCAAGATGTTACTTGAAGGTAAAGGAAAAGATTTTATCGAATACTATTACGAGTATCTCAAAGTAATATTTGACCAAAAGATTCCACTTTCTCAAATTGCTCAAAGAGCTAAAGTCAAATTGACTTTAGATGACTATAAGAAAAGATTAACACAGAAAACCAAAGCGGGAAATAGTATGTCTCGGATGGCACATATGGAACTTGCAATTCAACAAAATCTAAGTGTAAATTTGGGTGATGTAATAATGTATGTTAATAACGGTAAGAAAGGTTCTCAGGGTGATGTTCAGAAGATGACGGCTAAACAAATCAAGGACCTAAATGAATATAACAAAACTCAGAACCCTAAAGCTAAAATGGTTGAAGATGGAGTAATTGTAAATTGTTATATGTTAGACCCAAGTACTTTTGAATCAAACCCAAATCTTACGGGGGATTATAATGTACCGAGAGCAATAGCCACTTTCAATAAAAGAATCGAACCTTTATTGGTTGTGTTTAAACAAGAGGTTAGGGATGGTTTGATTGTTGCTGACCCTGAGAACAGAGGTATTTTTACAACTGCTCAGTGTGAGTTGATTAATGGTATGCCGTTCGGAGAGGATGACCAAGATAAGTTAGAAGAAGACGTTCTTAAAATTACAGAACAAGAATTGGACTATTGGAAACGTAGAGGTTTAGAACCTACTTACATCTATGAACTTGCTGAAAAAGATTGGGAAGGAAAATTAGGATTGTTTCAAACCGTCTGATGACAATATATACCAGTGGCCGTTAGCGAATAAGAACTCAACACAAGCAAACTTATCTAAAATAAGTTCATCATATTCTTCATCGATTTTACTTACATCAGGTAAAATTATTACCCTTGTCATGGCTTTGATAACTATGTGGTCTGTTGTAGAGGAATCCAAAATCACATTCGAATGAGCAATTCCTCTCACGATAATTTTAGATTCTCCATGTGTTCTATAATCTAATTCTGATACTACAGAAATTTCCGAAGTATTGACTATGTTACCGTTGATGATTCTTTTTGCTGGAATAGTTCTTACAATTGCCATAAATTAAATTACATATATTTGACGGGGCATTGCTCTAAACCTCATTTGTTTATTCAAGTTTTCGGCAATATTAGCTTCCCTCTCCATTACTTTTTCGGGTCTCAATCTTGATAACCAACCATTCTCACCAATCAATTCCTCAAGTAACTTTGATTTTTCGTCTTTACCTTCAGTTGCTAAACTAGCGTAATCCATTGTGATTTCACTATCTGGTGTTTTTAGGTTACCTGAATATTTTCCTCTAACTCTTGATAGAGTTTCTTTACAATAAGCGGTGAACCATCTTCTTACCCATTGCTGACCTGGAACATTCAAATCCTCCCAACTCAATTCTGAGATTGGAACATCTGTTGGTAATTTGATAACATCTGGATTGTTTTTCAAACAATCGGCTCTGCTGTCAGGTTCTACATCATAGTACCAATACCAAACGGCTTTTCCTACGTATAAATTGTAATTTGACCAATTGAACTTACCACCAGGCGTGTTGTAAAGATGAATCATCTTTTTTCCGTCAGGTAATCCTGTAATTCTGTAAGTTAAGGAACCACCTAAGATTCTGTTTAGGATATTTGCTTCTTGCATTCTTATGAGATAGTCAAAACCTGACATCATAAAGTAAGAACCTTGATATCCCATTTGGGCGTAACCTGCTTCGTTAGCACCTAATCCTATCCCACCAAATCCAAAACCACCTAAACCTCCGAGTCCGAAGGCGGTCCAAGCTTGGTTACTGAACCATAAAAGTTCATTTACCTCACGACCTGCAGGTATTTCATAATCTTGTTTGTTGGCTTCAAGAATAAAATAGTCTTTCTTGAGGACCCAAGGACCCTCTGTTTGTAGACCAACAATTTTGGAATAAGAGTAGCTGAACTGTTGTTCAAAATCCATCGTCCTTGTGATGAGAGCACGAGCAACAGACCTTTCATTCATGTTCAAATTGACCAAGTTTACCCATTGACTATCAATGAGCCATTGAAGAACATACTCCTCGTAATCTCCGAGCGATAGCTCAACCAAAGAGTCTAACATCTCGTCAGTAAGTTCAACACTTCTTAGAGGAGCACCTAATAGGTGTTTGATTCTTGTATAAAGTCGTGACCTTTCTGGTTCTGGAATTGCCGCCATATTCTATAAATATATTCTTTATTCAATTTCGTGTAATAAAGCATTTTTTGGGAATATGTAACGACCGTTCAATATTTTACAATCGTTTTTGAAAATCAAAACGTGATTAGACTTGGTTTGGAAAAATATCATCCAATTCACATTATATTCTTTCACATCTGCATCTGTGAAAATTATATATGTGTCTTTAGCTGTCTTGAAATAATTGTAAGGTTTGACCTGACATGTGTGGACTCTGTCGTTTATCGTGATAGTTAAATCAACACCTTTGATAGCATCCAATTTTTTTCCCGCACCACTAGTTTTTTCGATTGTAGCGTCACCTTCAAAATATAAATCAATTTTTTTCAATACACTGTTTTCAGAATCCTCCCCACGTTTCCAAGTTTTCAACAAAACCTTAAGGATATTGATGAACTCAGAGTTTTCTTTCGAATAAAGTTTGTTTGCAAAATAATCCAAAGCTTTACCGAAACGAATAATTTCTTGAGGTGTTCTTTTCTTTTCATCGTAAAAATTGAAGATTTTTTCTGGTTTACCTCTTCCTTGAATTAGATTGTTAACCGCTTTTACCATTAAACAGAAAGTGTTATGGTTGGTATTAAGATTGTTCAAAACAGACCTGCCCTCAGATTCCAAATTATAAAACCCAGACATAGTATCATTCGTTTGTTCCGCCCAAGCATCACCGAAAACTTTTCTCAAAGAATTGGTAATTGCTTTGATGTATATCCTTTTCATAGTCTCATCGAACAGGATTTCTTTGTATACCGAAACATCGTCCTTTGAACAAAATTGGGCGGTGTCTTTTTCATCAATCAATTTTTTGAACTCAATTTGTTCAAGTAATTTCGTTTCAACTTTCATTTCGAAAAGTTTAGACACAAACTCCCAATTGACTACTTTCCAAAAGTTTGATATGTACTCGTCTCTTTTGTTTTTATATTTCAAATAGTATGCGTGTTCCCATAAATCTAACCCTAAGAGAGGAAACCCACCCCCCTCAATTACGTTCATCAAAGGATTGTCTTGATTTGGGGTAGACATAATTTTAAGTTGGTTTTTTGGTGTTAGTATAAGCCACACCCAACCAGAACCAAATCTATCTTTAGCAATAGTCTCGAACTTTTTCTTGAAGTTAGTAAAGGTACCAAATTCTTTAGTTATCTTTTCGAATAGTTCACCTTCCAATTTTTTTGGTTTAGGTGTTAGCATGTTCCAAAAAAGTGCGTGGTTAAAAGCACCACCAGCGTTATTTCTAATTGTTTTATCGTATCTGTCGATATTCTTGATAATGTTTTCTAAATCAACATCACCCTTCTTTTTCTTTGACAACGCATCGTTAAGTTTATCAACATACCCTTTGTAATGTTTGTTGTAATGGAAGTTCATTGTCTCGGGGTCAATGAATTGTTTCAGGGCTGTGTAGGAATAAGGTAATTTCTCTATTCCGATTTTTTTCATTTCTGTAATCAACAAGGACTTTTCATTTTGTATGTGTCTCTCTTGAATTTGTTTTTCAATTTGTTGAATCCTCTTTTCTGTATTCTGCATATTTGTGAGTTATTCGTTATTATAAATAACTCAATATTTTGTTATTTCCTCAGCTCGTTTATTCTTTTTAATATTTCTTCTGCAGCATCTGAGGAATCTACATGGTCACCTAATACAGTTGAAATGTTTTTTTTCTTATCATTCACAATTGCGTAGATGATTCCTTCAATTGTGTTTTCAAAAATGGGATAATATACTAAAACGTTATTTTTTTGTCCGTATCTGTAAGCTCTGTCTTCGGCTTGACTCATGTCACCAGGAACAAATGATAAATCGTTAATAATCACAGCTTCGGCTGCGGTGAGGGTTAATCCGACACCAGCGGCTTTTATATTACCAACAAAGACTCTTATCTTATCGTTGTCTTGGAATGAATCAACACTTAGTTGTCTTTCCCCTTTGGATAGAGAACCATCAACTTTGACTGCGGTCTTACCGAAATGTTCACAGATTTTGTTTAATGATTCGGTGAAATTACAGAATATGATTATTTTTTTTCCTTGTTCTATGATGTTTTCGGCAAGTTCAATTGTTTGGTCGATTTTCTCATTAGCAATAATTTGGCGAACCTTTGTGAGTTTTGTAAATTGTACTGTCAATGATTTTGATTCTTCTGGTTTTTTATCTAACCAATTATAGTATTCACCCATTACTTCCTCATAGTCCTTTGATTTGAGTCTTAGATATATTGGGGTAATTATTTTTTCAGGTAAATCCAATACGTCTTCTTTCAATCTCCTTAATGTCAGTCCTGAAGTACGGTCTCTGAGTTCCTCTAAGTTTGAGGCACCCATAACATTCCAAACTTTTCTCACACCTACCTTGAATTGATATCCACTACAATATCTTATTACATAAGCCATCCAATTTTTGGCAACAGGCGAATCAACCAAACTCAATAAATTGAAATAGTCGATAGGTCTTGATGTCATGGGTGTTCCCGTTAGTAACCAAAGTCTGTCAACTTTTTTTACTAAGTCATTTATTAATTTCGTTCTTTGCGCTTGAGCGTTTTTAATATAGTGTGCTTCGTCAATAACCACCAAATCAAAACCGGCTCTAAGAATCTGTGAATCATCTTTCTTTTTCGAGTCATGGAAGTTTTTTAATATATCATAATTTATTATAACAAAGTCGTGTTCTGTACTAAAACTTTTACCTTCCGAAATATACACTGACCTATCGGTATAGTTTTCAATTTCTCTTTTCCAATTTATTTTTAAAGTTGCAGGACAAATGATTAAAACTTTTTTTGCTCCTGTCTCCAAAGCGGCTATAATTGTTGAGGTGGTTTTTCCCAACCCCATATCATCCGCCAAAATGAACTTTTTGTTTTCAACTAATTTTTGTATAGATTCTTTCTGATGATTAAGTGGTGGTCTATTGGAATATTTGTCATAATTAATTACCACATTTTTCACAGTGTTGTCTTTTATCACTGACGCCTTAGGTAACCAAAAATCGTAGAGTTCTTCTGTTTCCCAAACCCTTCCCCAAATATGAAACGCTTTATCTTTTTCTGCCAATATTTTTTCTACCCAAACTTTTTTGGGTATTTCGGTGTATAATTTATCATCCGCTAATTTTTGTGCAAAGTATGAATCGAGTATTACCCACTTTCTTGCGACTTTGGGGTTTTGGTCGTGATTGTCAATTATGTATTGAGACTGAGCTCTTGTTGGGTAAAACCTTTTGTTCGTTTGAAACTTCCTTTTTAAGGACAAGATGTAGTTGTTGGCGCCATCGTAGGTTTCCAAATGTGTTATTGCTCTTGACTCTAATGAAAGATTACTACTCATTAAATTATTTTAGTGTCAGACCTTCCGTCATTCCAGTAGTCATCACCTCCGTACCAGACAAATATTTCTTCATCGGGTAAGATTTCATTCAAGGCATAAAACTCAAATGCGTCTAATTCGTGGTTCGACCTCCAGCTTGCATTTGGCTTATTGCTATGGTTATAGAAACTTGAAAACCCGAGACCAACGACTTGTTTGTCCCAATTGCTATTTCCTTGTGGCCAGTTAAATCTGTGATTTATTAAAGTGGCACTTGAAATTCCTTTGGGTATTTCAAGGTCTAAGTAAGGACATATTTCAAAAACCTCGTTTATGAATATTTTTTCTGAAGCAAATACTCCTTTTCCGTGAATTGGACTTTTTGCTAGGTAAATTTTCTTTGGGGGTCGTATCATAAGTTTTTTTATTACTAATAATAATAAATCTAAAAGTATTTATCAATATATGGATAAATTAGTTCCTATAACTCGACTTGGTAAATTCTTTGGTGGAGAGGATTATGCTCTCGATATTGATATGGGCGAGGAGTGGTTGATTGGTGACATGAACTTCACGGTTATTCTTTATAGAATCGATAGATATAAAACTAAAACTGATGATGTTTATGGTGAGGTATTGGAAGATGGTATTCAGTTTTTAGCTCCTGTGGAGTTAAAAGGATATGTTCAAGTTTCCACTCCGACAAACAAGTTTATTGGTACTTCTAAAATTGAACAACAAGAACCTGGTAATATGAGGTTCTCAATTTATCAAAAAACTCTTGAGGATTTGGGTGTTGAGATTTTCATGGGGGACTATATCGGATATTATGAAACTGAAGATAGAGTAAGATATTACGTTGTTGCAGATGATGGATACGTAAGGTCAGATAATAAACACACTTATGGTGGATACAAACCATTCTACAGGACGGTTTTGGCCACTTACGTGAGTGAAAATGAGTTCAGAGGAATATAAAAACTATTATAAATGCCATTTCCTAAACAAATAAAACCAACTCTTCCTTTAGTGCCGAAAAAAACTTTATCTGCACGAAGGGAGCAACTTTTGGAATACATCAAAAAAGATGGAACTTACTTACCTAAATCCGTTCTTCATGCAGATTTAGATAAAGGTATGTTGGATTTTGTTAAAGAAGAATTACAAGTTGTCACTGCAGGAAAAATCGTTCCGATGGTTGATATAATTTTGACAACACAGAATTGGAGTCAGTATGTTGAAACCGCACAATTTGTTAATTTTGATTTTAATGCGGAACCACCATACATAACAGTTGTAAGACAACCTGAGGTAAAGTATGGTACAAATCCTGCATTAATTTATAACATACCGAATAGAAAACAATTTTACTATGCTTCGGTTCCGACTTGGAATGGTAATGTACAAGGGATGGATATATATACTATTCCCCAACCTGTTCCTGTTGATATCACATATAATGTTAAAATAGTTTGTAATAGGATGAGAGAGTTGAATCAGTTCAACAAAGTTGTGATGCAAAAATTTGCTTCTCGTCAGGCATATACTTTTATCAAGGGCCAATACGTTCCAATAATTTCAACAAATATCTCCGAAGAAGGTCAAATGAATATTGATTCAAGAAAATACTATGTTCAAAATTATGATTTTCTGATGATGGGATATCTGATAGATGAAGAAGAGTTTGAAATCAAACCCGCGGTTGCAAGAACAAGTTTGGTTTTCGAGATGGACACCTCGACAAGGATGAAAAAAGCTGAAAAATGGCCAAAGAATCCTGATGAATTTTTATCTAACTTTTTGTATGTCGTTGGTAATAATATTTTGGAAGAGTATATTGATTTTACTGCTAATATGAATTGGGCTAATTCAACAAACGTTCAATCTTATGATGTATTCATCAACGGTTATTATTTTGGTACGAATGTTAATAGAATTGAAATAACCACAAACGATTTGTTGAGGATTGTGGTTGTGAAAAATGATAATACGAAAGAAGCTTCGATACAGTTCGACAACACTTTAGTTTAATCTTCCCCGTACAAGTCTTTCTTTTCTTTACACTTCTCAAGTATAATTTGTTCCAAGAACTTATATATTTTTAGACCTCTTTTGTCACAATACTTTTTTAAGGTTTCGTGTACTGCAGGGTCAATTTTTATATTCTTTATTTCCTTCTTTATTTTCATGGTAGAAAAAAGGTAGAATTAATTCTCACCGTTTACAAATAGATATCCAAAAGTCAAGTTTTTTCATCTTGATATGAATATTTATCAATAAAATAAATCTGCAATAGAATAATTTAATAATGGCAACAGCACAAGTTAATCAAAAAGTTTTTGTATCACCTGGTGTTTATACTTCTGAGACGGACTTATCGTTCGTGGCACAGAGTGTCGGTGTTACAACCTTAGGTTTGGTTGGTGAGACAATTAAGGGTCCAGCTTTCGAACCAATTTTTATAACAAATTACGATGAGTTTCAGGCCTACTTCGGTGGTTCTGAACCAACTAAATTTGTGAATACACAAATCCCAAAATATGAGGCGGCTTACATCGCTAAGTCTTATTTACAACAATCAAACCAATTGTTCGTTACAAGGGTGCTCGGTTTGTCAGGTTATGATGCGGGTCCTTCGTGGAGTATAACTGTAAATGCAAATGTAGACCCTACAACTATCGGTTTGTCTACAGGTGTCGGAACGGCTTTCACAGTTAATTTTGAGGGTAACTCAACAGGTAATACATTTAGTTTTACAACAGGGTCACTACCTCCAGCGGTAACTGCAGAACTATTCCAACAATATAGAATGGCTGATGGTAGTACGTCTACTATCTTTGCTGATATATCATCACAAATTGGTTTAATTTTAGATACACCATCTTTATCCTCAACAACTTCCGTTTTTTACGGTGCAATTGATGAGACAGATTATTGGAATGTTGTTGACCAATTTTCAGCGGTTACAAATCAATATGCTTGTGACTCTGTAAATTTGGCTCAAAACGATTTGACAGCGGCAAGTAATGACGCTTGGTATTACGCTAATTTCGGTAATTATTCTGCAGACAATTATTCGGGATATTCTTGGTATTATACTGTATCAAGTCTATCAGGTGATGGTAATTCAAACTTTGTGGGTACTATAACAGGTATGTCTTATAATTTCTCAGGAACTGCTTTCGGAGAATATAATGGAATGGTAGTTGCTACACTTCGTTCGAGAGGTATTTCCTTATTCACAAATGATGCAGATAGTGATAATCACGGACCTGTTTATCAGGTAACTGGTCTAACTGATGTTGTGCTTGTTTGTTCAAATCAGTATTCAGGAATTACAAATGACCCATTCAACGTCGCTGGTTTCTTGATTTCAGGTATCACTAATGATAATGATACTTTCTCATTCGAAACTTCTTTAGCGGCTTCTTCATCGAAGTTCTTAACTAAAGTTTTGGGTGTTGATAATTTTGGTAAATCTAGAACTGAGGTTCCTTTGTTTGTAGAGGAAATATATCCAAGTAGTTTAGCTTACGCATATAATCAAGGTTATATTCGTGGTCTAAATTGTAATTTGATTGCTCTACCTGGTGCTAGAAGTGAAAACCCTCAATCTATTGCTTATAAAGTTACTCAATACAAATCACCAGAAACTCCTTTCTTCGTTTCTGAGTTGAGAGGTAATAAAGTTTATAATTTATTCAAGTTAATTTCTATATCTGATGGTGATTTAGCTAACACTGAAATCAAAGTTTCAATCACGAATATTTCTTTCAACAATATGTCTTTCGATATACTTGTAAGAAACTTCTTTGATACAGATGCTAATCCGATTGTGATTGAGAAGTTTACTAACTGTAACTTAGACCCTGATGATAATAATTTCATAGGTGTTAAAATCGGTACTTCAAATGGTGAGTACGCGTTACTTTCAAAATATATCATGGTTGAGATGGCGGATGAAGCTCCTATTGATGCTTTACCTTGTGGATTCTATGGTTATAGACAAAGAGAATACGGTGATGTAACAGTGAATCCTTCTCCCTATATAAAATATAAAACTAAGTATGATTTTCCTGGTGAGGTTATTTTGAATCCTCCTTTCGGTACAAGTACTGGTGGAAGTAATACTGTAGAATCTCCTGGCGATATCGTTAGAAGAAGTTATCTCGGTTTCTCTACTCAGATTGGTATTGATGAGTCTTTCTTGTCTTACAAAGGAGCTCAAAATCCTATCGATTGGGTTAACTCAGCATTACCTGTTGATGGGGCTAGATGGAATGTACTTTCAAAAGGTTTCCACATGGACTCAGGTGCTACGGTTGTTACAATTGCTAACAGCTTCTTGACTAGTGGTGAAACCGCTTTCGAGTGCGGAACCGCTGATTTTAGAAGCGACCCAGAGACACAAGAGAATCCATATTACTTCATCTATTCAAGAAAGTTCACTACATGTTTTGCAGGTGGTTTTGATGGATGGGATATCTATAGAGAGTTCAGAACAAATCAGGATAGATTCCAACTTGGTTCAAACGGTTATTTGGCAGGTTCTTCACCTTCTCAAAGATACCCAACAGCAACAGGACAAGGTTTATTCAAGAGAATTGTTGTTCAGAATAATACACAAGATTTCGCAAACACTGACTACTACGCTTATTTGCTTGGTATCCTAACGTTTGCAAATCCTGAATCAACTAACATCAACGTGTTCGCAACTTCATCAATTGATTATGTAAATAACTCCAACTTGGTTGAAGAGGCAATTGACATGGTACAATTCTCAAGAGCTGACTCTGTATATATTGCAACAACTCCTGACTACTTCATGTATACACCTGACGGAACAAACTCCTTGGATATAATTTATCCTCAAGAAGCTGTTGATAATTTGGACAATACAGGAATTGATTCTAACTATACTGCAACATACTATCCTTGGATTCTAACAAGAGATACGGTTAATAATACACAAATATACTTACCACCAACGGGTGAGGTTTGTAGAAACTTAGCTTTAACTGATAATATTGCTTTTCCATGGTTCGCTTCGGCGGGTTATACGAGGGGTCTTGTTGATTCAATCAAAGCGAGAGTGAAGTTGACTCAAGAAGATAGAGATACATTGTATCAAGGAAGAATCAACCCTATCGCAACATTTGCTGATGTAGGAACAGTTATTTGGGGTAATAAAACATTACAAGTTGCTGACTCTGCACTCAATAGATTAAATGTAAGAAGATTGTTGTTACAAGCTCGTAAATTAATTTCAGCGGTGGCTGTTAGATTGTTATTCGAACAGAACGACCAAATTGTTAGACAACAGTTCTTAGATTCGGTTAACCCAATCTTAGATGGTATCAGAAGAGACAGAGGTCTTTACGATTTCCGTGTAACGGTTTCTTCTTCACCTGAAGATTTGGATAGAAACACACTTTCAGGTAAAGTTTACCTTAAACCTACGAAGGCACTTGAGTTCATAGAAATTGAATTCTTTATAACTCCAACAGGAGCATCCTTCGAAAATATCTAATATAAGAGGGGGGGACAAAATCCCCCCTTTTTTTAATTTCCTATGAGAAGAATTGTTTTAGAGGCTTTTATTGATGAGAAAACTCCAGAGTTAAAGTATTACGCTTTCGATTGGGACGACAATATTGTTCACATGCCAACTAAGATTTTAGTAAAAGATGATGAGGGTGAAGAGGTCGGTATGAGTACTGAGGACTTTGCTGAAAACAGACAGCAAATAGGAAAAAAAGATTTTGATTACAATGGTCACACAATTGTTGGTTACTCCGATGAACCATTCAAGTTTTTTAGACGTGAAGGTGATAAACAATTTTTGATTGATGCAATGTCCGCAAAGCCAGGACCAGCATGGAAAGATTTTGTTGAGTCTATAAATAATGGTTCAATTTTTGCAATTATCACAGCTCGTGGTCATAATCCAAATATACTCAAAGAAGCGGTTTATAACTATATCATAAACGATTACGAAGGTATAAATAAAGGAGAACTATTAAAGAATCTTAGAAAGTATAGAAGTTTCACAGACGAAGAAAATCTAACTGATGAAGAATTAATAAGGTCTTATTTGGAGTTGAACAAATACCATCCAGTTTCTTTTGGGAATGAAGAGAGTGCTGCAAGTCCTGAACAATTAAAGGTCATTGCGATGGATGATTTTGTGAGTTATATAAAAAGTATGGCTGCGATTCTTAATAAAAAAGCATTCCTCAAAAAAGATGTAGGAAATAAGTTTGTACCTAATAAACCAGTAATAGGTTTTTCAGATGACGACCCTAAAAATATAGAAGTAATGAAAAAACATTTTGAAAATAAACCAGATGCTATTAAAACATATTCTACAGCTGGTGGAACAAAAAAAGAAGTGAGTTAACGATATCATTTTTAAAAATTGAAGTAAATAGAAATATTTTCAATAACCCTATATTTATAGGTAATAAACAAAGAAAACAAAATCTAATATATTATGGCTGATTTACTGATGAAAATGCCAATACCTTACGAACCGAAACGTCAGAATCGATTCATTCTAAGATTTCCTTCGAGCTTGGGTATTAATGAGTGGTTTGTAGAATCGACTGCAAGACCACACATCACAATTGTGGCAACTGAAATCCCTTTCTTGAACACATCTACGTATGTTGCAGGAAGATTCACTTGGCAAACCTTAAACGTTACATTCAGAGACCCAATTGGACCATCTGCAGCTCAAGCTCTAATGGAGTGGGTTCGTTTACACGCTGAATCAGTAACAGGTCGTATGGGTTACGCTGCAGGTTATAAGAAAGATATTGACCTCGAGATGTTGGACCCAACAGGAGTTGTTGTGGAAAAGTGGATTTTGTACGGAACGTTCTTGTCTGATGTTAACTTCAACAACCTAGCATACAATACGGACGGACTTGCAACAATCACAGCGACACTCAGAATGGACAGATGTGTTCTTGTGTACTAATAGTATTTATAAAAAAAACAAATTAATTATATTTAACCGTATAGGACTAAACTATACGGTTAATTTTTTTTATGCAAGACCAATCAAGAGAATACGGACAAAGAGAGATGACACTACCACATGACGTGGTACCTTTACCTTCTGGTGGAGTGTTTTATAAGAATAAAAAGAAATCACTTAAAGTAGGGTATTTGACCGCTCAAGATGAAAACATCTTGATGGCGGGTGGAAACGACCTGACTATAACACTACTCAGAAATAAAATCTACGAACCAGATGTAAGAATTGAAGATTTACTTCAAGGTGATGTAGAAGCTGTTCTAATATTTTTGAGAAACACAGGATTCGGACCCGAAATGTCTTTATCTCTTAAAGACCCCAAAACAGGTAACCCCTTCAACGCAACCGTTATGTTAGACCAACTTTCAACAATTGAGGGTCAAAAACCAAACGAAGACGGGACATTTACAGTACAACTTCCAAAAACAAACTCAACAGTAAAATTGAGACCGCTCAGTTATGGTGAGATATTGGACATTGACAAACAAGTAGAAACATATCCACAAGGAAGAGTTGCTCCAAAGATTACTTGGACATTGAACAAACAAATTGTTGAGGTCAACGGAACTACGGACAAAGGGGAAATCGCAAAGTTCATCGAATCTTTGCCGATTATGGATTCTAAACATATCAGAAAGTTCTTGAACGAAAATGAACCGAGATTGGACATGGTCCGAGTTGTAATAGCCCCATCAGGAGAAAAACTAGCTGTCAACGTTGGTTTTGGGGTTGAATTTTTTCGCCCTTTCTTCTGAGTATAGGAAAGGACAAATTGACGAATACTACTATCTTACAACACTGATGAATGTCAGTTATACAGATTTTGAAAAAATGCCAATTTTTATTAGGAAGTACATGTTGGATAAGTGGATTGAAGAACATAAGAAGGACTGAGAAAAATCAGTCCTTTTGTATTTATATAGAAAATAACCTACTATGTTTCAAATGAGCGGTGAAGACCCGAACGTGAAATCTCTTAAGAGTATCACAGACGAGCTTAAAGACTTAGCGGAAAACTTTGGCGCCCGATTAGGGGACACGATGACAAACCTCATCGTAAAAGGTTATGAAATCAATAAGATTTTCGGACAGACTGGGGAAAGGTTAATTGAGATACAACAAGCAGCCTCAGACGCAATACCATCGATAACAAGACTTGGTGGTAATATTGATAGCGTCGGTCAAATCATGTCCGAAGTTGCAAAGGAATCCCTCAGAAACACAATCGCGACCACAGACCAAATGGAGAAACTCTATGCTACCTTTAGGGTAACGGGGTTAGGTGTGGGAACATTGACCAAGAGTTTTTTAGAAGCCGGATACGGATTGAACAAGGTTGGGGATGAGATGGAGAGCGTAGTAAACTATGTTAGAAGTATCGGGGGAAATGTTGAACAAGTTACAAAATCTGTTGTGAGCAATCTTGACGCGGTTAACAGATTCTCATTCGAAAAAGGTGTAGCTGGTTTTACCAAAATGGCGGCACAAGCTTCCATTTTGAGATTCGATATGCAAAACACTTTGGATTTTGCAGATAGGGTTATGAACCCCGAAGGTGCAATCGCCATGGCATCCGCATTTCAAAGACTCGGTGTTGCTGCAGGAAGTATAGGAGACCCATTCTCCATGTTGAACCAATCCATAACAGACCCATCAGGACTTCAGGATAGTTTAATTAACATTGGTAAACAATTCGTTGAGTTCAACAAAGAAGCAGGTAAGTTCCAAATTAGTAGAGAGGGTGTTTTAAGATTACGAGAAGTGGAACAAGAGGCTGGATTGGCTAGAGGTAGTTTATCTAAAGCAGGTATTGCAGCAGCAGAACTCGATGCAAGATTATCCCAAATAAGTCCTTCGATAAAGATCAAAAATGAAGAAGATAAGATGTTACTAGCTAACATCGGAAGAATGGGGGATGGCGGTCAATACGAGGTGCAGATTGAACCAGGTGGAGACTATGTGAAACTGAGTCAATTGGGTCAAAAACAAATAGATGAACTTATAAAAAAACAAGCAGAAGCACCAAAAGATATGGAGGAAATTGCGAGAGCTCAAATGAGAATCGACGAAACAATTTCCGCGGATGTAAAAGTAATTAAAAACACACTTCTGTATGGTGCTGCAAGCCAAACAGGTGTTTTAAGGGAAACGCAAAGGTTTGGTAATGTTGCTAGAAATATGGGTGGAGAAGTCTCTGGTATGGCTAGCACACAGGGCACTAGAAGAATGTTTGAAAAAGCGGGAGATGTTCTCAAAGAACTCGGGAAAGATATTTTACAAGGTAGAGGTATGACAAACGCCGAAAAGTATGTCAAGGCATACGAAGGACTCGGCACGGAAGTAAAAGACTTTTTAAAGGAAGCATTCGGAAAGGCGGTAGAAGCGGGGAAAAAAGAACTCAAGGCTGACGAACTCACCTTTATCAAAGACTTCTTGAAAAAACAAGGATTTGACTACAACGATTCTTTAAAAACAATCAACGATAAATTAGAGCAAAACAAAACCCAAACCCAACCAACAACAATACCCTACCAAATGCAACCAGCCAACACTCCAAAACCTTTGGGGATTGATTTCAAACCAGATGAAAAAGTAAGAACAGATTATCAAAAACAGAATGTGCCTGAAAATTTTGTTCGAGGTGATAGAGAGATGGCACAAGCCGTGACAAATGTCAACCAAGAGAACGGGAACATGACAATTACACAAAAAGTCTCAATCGACCCATGGACCATAACGGTAAACGCACCGGCAGGAGTTGACAAACAATATCTAAGTAATGTATTGAACTCTAACGAGTTTAAAGCAGGGTTCACAGAACAAATCATGAAATACATGAAAGTTGATAAAGGGAATCAGACTATGCCACCTTTCGCATATCAAAAAATGGTTTAAAAAAAACCATAATTACCTATTTATAAGAAATAATATTGAGTGGGAAGTCCTTTAGATTTTGTAAGTTCAGACGGTTTCAGAAAAAGGCTCATAACAAGAAACCTTACACCGTACGCTAAAGCGCCAAGCAGACCCACGCTCCCCATAAACGTAGAATACGTTCAATCGGATACCTCCGTACAAGATAGTCCCGACCAGTTAATTGACGAACCATCTTTTGCCAATCAACTATATCCACTTAACCAGTATGGAAATGAGGGTGGATATAAACAAGTACCTGACCCAAATGCACTTCTTAACTCTAAATCAAATGAAGGGGAGTATGGAGTACAAGATGCAAGGATAATCGACGAAGCTTTACCCGAATCACAAAAGTGGAAACCACTCAACACTTTCTCGAATGGTAATCAATTACCAATCGACGGAGCTGAGTTTATATCAAGTTTAGACAGACCTGCAGGATATTCTAACAGGTTCAACAATCAACCATATCCACAGTTCAACTATTCAAGTTATGGTCCCGTTTCAATTCTATTATCCCCTGACCCACAGGGTAGTAACGGGCTATTGAGTAGGGATTCATTTATTGCCAAGTTAGGTGCTGCAACTCTGAGAGATTTATTCCAAAAAAGAATTGCAACGCAGATTGTAAGACAAACGGTCGGAAGGGCCAACGCGTTCAATGTTAGAGGAGGGACAGATGTTTTAAGTATTGTAACAGGAAGAGTTCCAATCATAGAACCAAATTACCAAATTACAATCCCCGCTAACCCGATAATTGCGGCGACAGATTTTGCTTTAAGACTTGCCGGAAGTACAATCCCTATATCACCAATTCCAGGAAACTACTTCGACCCTAACACATCACTTATACAACCTACGACAATCCAACAAATGACTAATGCTTTTAGAAAGTCTGGTGTCGGTAAGTTTTTCAATAGATTGTTGGGTGGTGGGCAGACAGGTTCACAAATCATGTATAATAACATGGGTGGTGGACAAAAGTCACGTTTATTCAATAATATAAATTATAATAGATACAAACCTAGTTTTGACAGAACCTTATTTGACAGACTTGCAGGTGCATTAGTGGGGTCTACAACAAACAATGCAAACTATTACATAGGTAGTTTGAGCTCAGACCCCTCAAGAGTTTTTTCACCAGCAGGAGACATACCAGTCAATTCATATGGTATTGAACAACAGTCACCTGTTTATGGTCCTTCAGAACTCGCTCAACTATATGAGGGTCCAAGTAAAGACATAAGACTTGGAGCAAACGGTCCAATTTACTCCAACGGTGGTGGTATTGAAGGTGGTTTCACTTGGGTATCAAAAAAATATAAAGGTAATGCAGGAAAAACAGTAGGTATTAATGGTGAAATCGTAAACCAAGATGAGGATTTCAAACCATCGTCATACAACACTACAGAATCAACAAACCGCGAGTATACCCAAGGGTCTATATTGGACGATACACAAAGAATTATTGATAGCCAACCACAAGGTGGTAAAAGATTACAACATGTCGGAAACGCTATTGACCAAGTATCAAAAGTATTCAACGACGGATATAAAGAACTCACAAAAGGTTCGAGAGTTTATAAATACGTCGGGGAAATCGGACAAGAAGTAGGTACGGAATATTGTAGAGTTTTCGCAAAAGATGTTCCTTATTTACAATACAATGATTTACAAAAGACGGATGGTGTAGTCACAGAGGGAAGAAGATTTTCTTACTCCGTTTTGGATAAAACTTACAACCTTAACATCGCACCAAACAAGCAAGAAGGGGGACAAGATTCCTCAAACCTTATTAATGGACCAGGAGGCTCAAGCACAAACGCTGCTTATGCAAAGAAATATATGTTCTCACTTGAAAACCTTGCTTGGAGAACATCTTCGACAGCAGGTTTTTCTGTGAATGATTTGCCAATATGTGAAAGAGGACCCAACGGTGGTAGGGTTATGTGGTTTCCCCCTTATGGTTTGACCTTCAGTGAAAATAGTAACGCAAACTGGAAATCAAACGATTTCTTAGGAAGACCAGAACCAATATATACTTACAACAATACATCAAGAACAGGAACCCTTCAGTGGAAAATAGTTGTCGACCACCCTTCAGTTCTGAATGTTATCGTTAACAAAGTATTGGCTAAAGAAACTAATAAAACTAGAGTTGATAGTATTTTAGAATCATTCTTTGCTGGATGTAGAAAATATGATTTATATGAACTAGCAAAAAAATACTACACAATAAATCCTAACGACCTCTATCAATTACAACAGGCAATCAGTTCAAAAGAGCTTACAAGAAACCAATTACAGGCCGTAATTGCTAATCAACAAACAGGGAATAATTCTCCGAATGGTGCGACAAATCCAACACAAGGAAACGTAAGCACAAACCCATTTGAGAAATATGTCAACAATGCCCTTTATTTCGAAAACGATTTCCCGAAAAAGACTGGAACTTTGGATTATAATACTCTTTATAATCAATATATTTCTACCACGAACATTACAACTTACGAGAAAAAATCTCCGAGCACTGCAGAGTCAACAAAAAACTTTTTTGAAAAAGTAGTCAAACCAAATAAAAACAAGTTTGATGAAATGGCTAAAGAATTAATTAAAGAACTTAATCAGGCCGAGTCGGGTTCAGTTACCGTAGTGTTAAACTCAAGTGCTTCCGCACCGGCAACAGTTGCTTACAATAAGGAACTTTCTTCAAGAAGAATATCTTCGGCACGAAGATTTTTCGATGGATATTCAGAATTAAAAAAATATATTGACGGTAGTGACCCAAAGAAAAAACTTATTCTCCAACAAGAAGGACAACTAGGGGAACAATCACAAGTCAAACAATATGACGAAAAGGGTAATGAGGTTGCAGGTAAAACGGTTTCATGTACAGATTCCGACCCACAAGCGGTTGGAGGTGACGTTTCTGTTGGTTCGAAAGAAGTATACACTACGAACGCTATGGCTTGTAGGAGAGCATTCATTCTTAGAGTCGAATATAAATTGAATCAACCCACTAATCCCCCACCACCAGGAAATAAACAAAATCCGATAGGAAATGTTGTACCGTCAACAACTAGAACCCCACCACCTGAAGACCAGTTGGTTCCAAGAGACAATATTACAAAAAGAATATTAAGAGCCCTTTTATCGGAGTGTGATTACTTCGAGACCATCAAGGAAGAGACTCCAATGGTGTATGACAATTTGAAAGACAAATTAAAGTTTTTTCAACCAGCGTTTCACTCAATTACACCAGAGGGTTTAAACTCACGATTGACATTCTTACAACAATGTATGAGACCTGGGCAAACGATACCAACCATTAAAGACTCGGGAGAAGGTTTCACTTCGTTGGAATATAATAATGCAACCAACACAGCCTTTGGTTCTCCACCTGTTTTAGTATTGAGGGTGGGTGATTTTTATAACACGAAAATTATTCCTGATGGACTACAAATAGCTTATGAAAACTTAGACATAAATCCAGAAGGAATTGGCATTCAACCAATGATTGCAACCGTTACATTAAACTTCAAGTTTGTTGGAGGAAGCGGACTTAAAACCTCGATTGACAAACTACAAAACGCCTTGACTTTCAATTACTATGCGAATACTGAAATGTATGATGACAGAGCAGATGTTACGGATTCAAGTTATAAGGTTATAGATGCGGATTTCTTGAAGGAGGGATTGGGTACTGCACCTCCATCAAATAATCAAGCAAATATCAACGGTAGAGATAATGACAATACAATCGGTACAATTACCGGTATAGTGCTTTCGGGAACCACAGGACAAACTGAAGATACGGGCACGATACAGTATACAGACTTTATGACCAAAGCCTTAGAGACCACACAAACGTATTTTCAAAATATTGTTAATAAGAATAAAGAAATTGTAAGACAATACAATAATGGAGTGCGTCAACAATGGATGACAGAACGAAACTATGTTAAAGGCAATTTGGTTACCAATATCGAGGATATACCATTATTTGGTAAACCAAACAATGTCCAACAAAGGTTTGATTCAATTTTTGCTAAGTTTATAGAGGAAATAGACAATAATTCTGATGGGTTTTTACAATATATCAATGCTGGAAATAACAATTTTAGTCCAACTTTCTTGTCGATAGTTAAGACTAATTACAAAAATTATGTCAATAACCTCAAAGGTTCCTATCAGAATGCTATAACAGGAATTATTCAAAGTACGGTTCAACAAGAACAAGGTTTGATTAATGTTTTTGCGAGAATGAACGTTATTACTTTCAACGCAGAATCACCTAAAAACACAGGTACAGATGGATTCCAATTTAATAAAGGTCCTGTTAAGATTTATAATATCAGTGGTACTACGAAGGTGAGTTCCACACCTAACGGAGCAACAGATACATTTACCGAATTGAAAAATGATATTAAAAAAATGGGAGATGATATGGTTGCTTTCAACACCGCAACCACCACAACCAGTAAGTTTGTATTCACAGGAGATAAAAAAAGTTACGAAGGAACTTTGGTATTCCCAATCTCACCTAATGACGGAAAACAAAGTGGTGCGGATAAACTTACAGTAGACAATGTGTTTTTCCCATTTTCTACTGATTCAAAGTTCACAAGCAACAATTTCAGAAGAGAATATTTTGTTTTGGCTCAGACAATTATAGATGAAACGAAATATCAAGATTTCAAAAACAAACTTATAGGTCCACAATTTTTCCAAACCGCACAAGTACCGGTTACAAGTCAAAGAGTATTTGAAAAGTTTTTTGATGAGTATTGGATTAAGATTTGTAGAAAATTATTCAAACAAGAGAACGACATAACATTACAGTTTATTGACAACTTAGAAAAAGGAAGATTGAAAAACTTTGTAATTTATACTCCGTTTACTAAAAAAACAAGAGAGTTAACATTTACTACGGCTAGTTCTGCGAGTGACTCGAACAAATCTGCGCAAAAAACTTTAATTACTCAGTTGGGTTCTACGACCAACATAAACACCAGTACAAATACTTGGAATGATAAACCAAACGGGGGAGTTCCTTTGGAGTACGTATCCAAGTCTAAATTGAATTAATGCCAAACTTTCCTTATTATAACAGATATAGTGAGTTCCTTATCAATGGAGAACAAACAGTTGTGCCTTTTGTAAACATACCGCCAAAAGTCACAGATAAATCTTATATCTATAAAGTTGGGAGAAGTAGATTAGACCGAGTTTCACAAGAGTTCTATAGTTCTCCTGTTTACAATTGGCTAATTCTACAAGCAAATCCTCAATTCGGAGGATTGGAGAATAATATCTATGATGGTGCTATCTTGATTATTCCATTCCCCTTACTACCATCTTTACAGGATTATAAGGCGGCAATAGAGAATTATTTTTATTATTATGGCAGGTAATATTCAAGCCGATAACAGCGGTAACATATTAGTAGAATTTGATTATAACAATATTATCGTAGTTGACCCAAACAAAACAATTGACGATTTCGGGAACGTCAATGAAAGATTGGTTGACCACGAAAAACTTGTTATGTATGCCAATTTAGAGGCTGAAGTTTTACCGAGAACTAAGATGGCTGTTGGAGCAAGTCCTAATTCCACAGGGATACAGACAATATCTGTTGCAAAAATCAATTTCTTAAAGCCAACCAAAAACACTTATTTAGATACAGGGTATTACGACACACTCACTGGTCAAGACACCACAAAAAAGGCAGGTACTAACCAACCTCTCGAAGTCGCTCAAAAGCAAATAGATGGACAACAACCGTATTTCCAAAACACAGTACAAAACCAAAACGATGTGATTGACCAAGGTTTGCTTGGAATCACACAAATTAATATCACCACAAATACCTCTTTTATTCCTAATGTTAAAATTGAACTCGAAGATGTACAAGGAAAGGCGCTTTTTCAACTTGGAGAGGACTCACCATACTCTGCATTTTTCAACATGCCTTACCCTCAATTTTATCTTACTCTTAAGGGTTACTACGGACAAGCGATAAGATATCAATTGCAACTGAAAGACTTTAATTGTAGATTCAATAGTTTCAGTGGAAACTATCAAATCAGTTTACAATTTTTTGGATACAAGTTCAATATAATGGGTGAAATAAGTATGGGTCATTTATTGGCTATTCCTCACATGTATCCTGACACTGTTGAGTTGAAAAACATTCCAGCACAATTACAACAATCTGGTAAACAACAAGACTCTCAAACACAAGGACCCTTAGCAAAAGAGGCATCCAATTCACAAACGGGTGTGGCTAAACAAATAGTCACAGAAAGGGGATATCAAAAGATTGTTGAAGTATATGCGGAGTATAAGTCCAAAGGTCTTATACCTCCCGATTTTCCTGAGTTGACAGTTGCTCAATTGATGCAAAACTTAGAAAACTTTGAGAAAAACATATTGGCTTCTTTTCCCCCTGTCAAATTGGAACCTCTAACTAATATCAGAGAGTATAAAAAACAGCTCACAACATATTTCAATGCCGTAAGAGGAGATTTACCATCATCTTGGTTTATTAAATATTGTGACACACAGCCAATTGTTTTGAGTAACGACAATAGATATTATGTTTTCAAACGAGGCTTGAAAGAAGAGGAGAAGATAAACGCAAGAAGTGAATTACAAGCAATTATCACCGAGAATAATGAGATGTTGGCAAGAAACCCGACACTTGGGGCATCAGGGACTAATCCATTACGTAATCCAATCACCTATAAAATGATTTCCAAAAGTGTGGATTTGAAAAGTATTGATTGGTATAAGACTGCGTCCGCACAAACAGCAATCCCTTTAGAGAAATTAACACCTCAACAAGTAGAAAAAATCAGAATTACTTATCCGACATTATTGGCGGGTGAACCAAAAATTGAAGAGGATGAAGAAACAGGTGCCCTACAAATAGAATTGAAACCGCCCGATTTTTTCACTTTCGAGTTCAATACACAAGTTGGAACGTTCAACGTACAGATACCGATTTTGGGACAGAGATTTGATGATGCAATAAATCTTCTTAAAGCAAACGCTCAAAATCAATTATCAAGTTATGAGGCACTCATAACAGCCGAGCTTGCAAAAAAAATTGAAGACACTGCAACAGGGATTGGTTTCAGACCATCAGTTAGAAATATGGTTGCGGTAATTATGGCCTCTACAGATGCTTTCGTCAGACTCATGGACGATGTACACGTTAATGCTTGGAGCCAAAGAACAAACCCAATTAGGAAGGATGTAATATTGAATAACCCCTCATCTGCGAAAAGTTCGGATAGTTACGACTACGTTGCTATAGCCCCGAACAGTTATATCACAAGAGAACAATTAAAAAATGCCGAGGTACCGGTATACCCTTGGCCACAATTTTTTGTAGAAACAAACGAAGATAAGAAAGGACGTTTCCAACTCAAGTATTTGGGAGACCCTTCACTTGTACAATATACGAGGGGTAACTTATATACTGTTTGGCCAGAGGTTGAGTTTGTCGAAGAATACTTGAGAGGCATTAACCAAAAGTTCAACCCCCCTTTAGCACCCGAGATACTCAAAAACCAAAACGATACTAATGAAGTTAACATAAACGCTATAGAATTTCCTCAGAGTGATATTGCTTACATCACAAAAGAAGAGATAAGATTTTTATATGAGATTTGGGAAAGACAATTTATAACAAGTCATTATTCAGGATACAACAGAGCGATGAACAATCAATTTGAGGAACTTATAAAATTGAATACAGAAGTCGAAGTAAACAACATCGTTACGCAAATTGCATTGAACGCGGTTTTACTAAGTTTCACTTTGAAAAATTATAAGTTGACCTCTGCGAATTTTGAGGATAATTTGAAAAACGTTTCAAACGCGGGGACAGGTAAATCATGGCAAACATTCATAAGAGATTTATATGTTACCCCTTACTTGAGAGTCGATACAGAAAACCCATTTAGTATATTATCGTTGGAAAACATAGGTAAGAACCCGTTGAACAATCCAAAAGTTGAGGCATTAGAACAATTAATTAAAAATGTTCCTAACGCACCAAAAATTGTAGATACATATCCTTTTACAGATTATACGTGGGATTTGGGGAACCTCGCTAATTCGAGTATATCAAAAGATGATTTGGTATTCAAAGCGTCAAGCACTCTAAAAGTATTCAAGGAAAGAAATATTATTTCTAACTTTTCGGATTTGAATGATTTCACAACCAATAGACCTGTCACAAACTTCGGTTATCTACTTTCACAGAAGAATCCAACACCACAAAGTAGTTTTGTGATGAGTCAATTTTATCAAACAAGGATGGCAGAACCTAATAAGTTTCTTGCAACCGAAGGAGTGATAACTTCAATACCACCAACTGGTTCACCCATCCCCTTTTCATCAACAACCTCTATGTTGAATACTCCGTTTTTTGTGAACGCGATTCAAGAAGGTACTAACAACCAAAGGTCAAACGCAAGATACCCGTACGTCGCTGCGGCTTATCTATTCCTTAATTCATTACCTTTAGCTTCCCTCAGGGAGAGATATAAAACAGCCACAGACAGTAGTTTCACCGAACTCGATTACATTGCATCTTGTTTCAATAAGTTTGGAGCAATCCATAAAGTTCCTTATGCTTGGATTCTAAAGTTAGGTTCCATTTGGCACAGATATAAAACCTACAAGAATAACGGTAGAGATATTCTTGGTAACGTTTGGAAAGGATTTGATTATAAGAAAAACTATTACCCACCAACAAGTGATTTATCACACACATACAATTTCAAGTACAACAAACTCAATGTATCAATTACGGGGCAAAAAATTGAACAACAAACTTTGACTCAAGAAGTTGGATTCTATCCACAATTGATTTCCGATTATTGTTATTTTGTTAATGGAGTAGATTTATATTCAGGGTACACTAACGAGGAGATACAAACAAGTATCGATGCTGGTGTCAGAATACACAATTATTCAACTTCAAACATTACAGGTGCAATTACGGACGGAAAAGTTTATACCGAAAAAACTTGGTCAGTTATTATACCCGAAGCAAACCTTTTCTTGGAACCAAATGTTTGTGACCCGAACAATAATTCATCGGCACCTGTATATTATATTTGTCCTTCATTCGGTAGTAATGTGAATCAAGTGGTTGAGGAGTGTTTATCATTCCCTCCTGGTTTGATAACGATACCAACTACACGCACACAGATGGCTGACAACCAAAACATTTTCAATGGTAGTGTGAGATGTTTGTGGGGAGCTCCGAACTACGGATACTTTGATGTATCTCAGGCTATCATTCCACCAACCGACGCCTACTTGAACCTTATCAACACAGGAAACACTCAATTCTCGTTTTCGATTTTCGAAAAAGATTATTATTCAAAAATCGAAGAAGTTTTTTCTGTCTTTGAAAAATCACAGCTCGACACAATGGAAACACAATTTTTGGATTTTTGTAGAGCTGAAACAAATCAAAGCGTACAAGCCGAGTTTGCAAAATCCGACCAATCAACTGGCGGGATATATACACAATATAGAAACTTTCAGACACTGTTCAAAAATATGATGCAGGTAGACGCTCAATTAACGAACAAAGAACAGAGTCAATATTTTAATGATTTATTCGACAATCAACTTCTTTCTTTTGAAAACACCGTAAAAAACTTTTTAGAATACGATGTAATAATTAGGAATGGTAATCCTACTAAATATAGAAGAAGAATATTCTATTCATTCATTTCTTACCAAAACACACCTGTAGTTGAAGACCCATTACCATTCGCTCCTTATGTTAGAGGTTCGTTACCAAGTGCGAACGGAACAACAACGTTAGCTCAATCAAAAGCACGGTATCCAAGAGAGTGGAGAACTTTAGAGTTAGAGGTTGGTTTCTCAACTATAGAAAGATTAAGATATTCAGATTTGGGTTCCTATATAACAGACTTTTTCATCGATTGTAATCTTGAGTTTTCAACATTGAACATAGAAACTTTGGCACCATTGATAAAAATGTACGCTACACAAAAGTTGAAGAACTCACAATATGATTTATCAACATTCCAAAATGATTTGAATACGTATTTCATTGAACAAGAAGTTTTCCAAAATTTATTATTGGATTCCTTACTTACTACACTAAATAATGTTTTACCTGATTCACAAATACAGAGTGACAGAAGCACCATATCCGTTTTACAAGGTGAGCAAAGTAAAGTTCAACTTTATGAAATATTCAAATCGCTTAACGATAAGTGGATTTCAGGGGCAGATTGGAAAGAAAAGACCCTATTTGAAGATATTCTGTTTTTAGATAGAGCATCGAGAGATATCGGTGATACTATATTGATTGATATTTTTTCTTTGAAAAACACTTTCAATAAAGATTCAATAAACGCAGCTATGAGTGTTTATACTTTCGTAACAAGTATGATGATTAACAACAACTTCGTCTGCATGAATCTCCCTGCCTATGTCAACTTCTACAATATACAGGAAGTAAGTAATCAGATTCAAACACCAAAAAATGAGGGGTCCTTGGAATTCGCAAATAGTCTATGGGGAACTTTCTTAGATGTGGATTATAGAAAATCTTCTCCGAAATTGATTTGTTTCTTTGTACCAAAACCGTCACAATACGTGAATACTCCAAAATTCTCGAGATTCCGTTCAGATGCGTTTGATATGAGAAGAGCAACTGATAACCCTCTAATAGAAAATCAAAAAAATAAAACTGATTGGGCTAGGTCAAACAGATGTGTTGGTTTCAATGTTGATATTGGAATCAGGAATCAAAATATATTTTATTCTTTCTCAGTATCTCAAGATGCGGGTAAAGCAACCTCAGAAGCGTTGAATATGGTCGTTCAAATGGCTAATCAGGCTGGAGGTAAGAATTACGCCACCCAAAACGTTAGCTTGTACAATATGTACATGAACAGAAGTTATGCTTGTCAAGTTGTTTGTTTGGGAAATGCTCTTTTACAACCGATGATGTATTTCAACTTGAGACACGTTCCGATGTTTAACGGACCATATCTAATTCAAGAAGTACAACATGCAATCACACCAGGTAACTTCCAAACAACTTTTACAGGTACAAGACAAAGTATTTTTGATTTACCGTCAATAGACAATTATCTACAAAGCGTTAATCAAAATCTTTTGACAAAACTTGAACAGATTGTTAAAACAAATAAAGAGGACACCCCAACTGAAAAAACAACTGAACAACAAAAACAATCCTCACTTGTAAACTCCTCCAAAAACTCTAAAGCGCCATCTAATAGTTGTGTTGCTAAAGTTAATCCTGCTTATCTACCTCCACAACAAGTCTCAGCGGCTTCATGGGTTGAAAAGACTGATATCACGGGTACAAGTAAAACACCACAAGAGTTTGCGGATATTCTATTGGATAAGGTTCCTAATTTTGCATCTGTAAGAGCGGCAATTTATTCGATATGTTATTTGAGAACTTATAATAAGAAGTCTAAGAAGTTTGAGAGTTGGGGTAATAACTTTGCCACCGTAACTTTAGAAGATGATTTATTCCCTTCAGCTTCAAAATATTTTAGTAAAACATACTCTTGTGTAAATCTATCTTTAGCGAACGGTTCAACCAATACATCATCTCCAATAGTACATTTTGAAACATTTGAAAAATTTATAGATTTCATGGTTGATAAATTAATCAATCAAGAAGATAGGATTTTGGAAGGAATGACCAAGTTTTATGTTTGTTATTGGCCGAAAAATAATGTATCACCAATATATTTTTCACAGAACCCTAACGAGTTTAAAAGTTATGATGCAACTTTCGATGCCGCTTTGAAATCTGCTCAAAATGTAAAAATAGTAAACGTAGCACAGGCTCAACAAGTTTCTTCAACTAGTAAACAATCTACTCCGAGTCCATCAGGAACACCAACGGTAACCAGAACGCCATCTGTAAGTACACCATTTGGAACATTAACAAATGTCTGCGACCCACCAGCAATAACAAACTTTTCACCTGTTGTTGGTAATAGTAATACTGTAATTACAGTTAATGGTAGAAATCTTGAAAGTATTTTGTATATAGAAGTTTTGGGTGTGAAGATTTTACCGAAGGATTTGACTGTTTTACCTGATGGAAAACAATTTAAATTCACTTTACCTTCACCCAATAACCCATCTAACCCCATTTCAACAATCCAAGTATCAACTTCAAACGGATTTGTTAACTCAACAGGTCAAATTAAGTATGATGTCAATGCAAACTCTGGTTCAGCTGCCGCCCCTCCACCAACTCAATTACCTCAACCAAGTCCAACACCACCAGCGAGTAGTGATAAGAGTATGATTGCTTTTGCATATAGTGTTGATAAATCATTCCTAAACTTTAGGACTTATAAAGATGGTGTATTGAAAGGTAGATGGTTCGAAAGCGAAGGTTCTTTGCAATCAAATCATAACGCCACTTTATATATCTTGAACAAAAGTGGTGTTAAGGTAAAGGTTGCTGATTTTGTTATCAATAATGCATCTGGTACACCTCCGAACGCTGGAGATTTTGTTAGTTCAGTAGATAGGTGGGAACAAATACTTTCTTTAGTAGCTGAAGGTGACAAACAACTTGTTTATTTTACTGTTGAAATACCTGATTTACAATTAAAACTAACGTACAGTTTTTCGTTCATGGGATTTGACTGTCCGACTTCAGGTTACGTTTTCGGTGATGTTATCAGTATAGATGATTATGAGACAATTCTGGAAAACCCATGTTGTGCTTGTTACGCTAACGGTACAGGTGGAAGAAGAAGGATTGTACTAGGTAAGGAGTGTAACCAAACAAGTAATCCTTGTTGATATTTGATACGTAATGTATATTTATATAAAAACATTTTTATGAATTTAAAAGCAACCTTGGACTCATATTTAGGGAAATCTGTAAGATTTTCAGAGTCAGATAATGGTGATGGTACAAAAGAAGTTTGTGACTTGGACACAGGAGAATGTTATGTGGTTAGAGAAAGAGACGGTCTTATCGAAAGAGCCGGTCACCAAGTTTACACTAACAGGAAAGTCAAAGTTGAAACAGTCAAAGGAATTAAACAATTATTAAACGGATAATAAAATGAGTATCGATAAGAAAATACTTAGTGAATTAGATAGATATAATCAAATCAATAAGTACATTATGGAACAAGCTGATTTGGGGGCACTTGCTCCACCACCAGCCGACCCTAACGCTGCACCCCCACCAGCACCTGCTGCTGCGGTACCCCCCCCACCTCCAGGCGGAGCTGCTGAACCACAAAAGATTGATGTGGAAACAGACCCTGACGTAGAAAAAATTGATGGTGATGGTAAATCAGAGGAAACAGGAAAAGACGAATCAGGAACTGAGGAATTGGACATCACTGATTTGGTCGACTCACAAAAATCAATCGAAGCAAAACAAGAGGAGTATTTCCAAAACCTATTCAGTCAACTTGATGACTTACAAGGTAGACTTGGCGAAATGGACCAAATCATGACAAAACTTAACACTTTAGAAGATAAGATTGAAAAATATAGACAAAAGACTCCTGAAGAAAGATTAGAACTTAGAAGTTTGGACTCATATCCTTTCAATCAAAAACTCTCTCAATTCTTCGATGAAAAAGAAGAAGATATGGACAAGACAGGAAAAAATGATTATGTTCTAACCTCGGACCAAGTTATGGATATCAATGTTAATGACATCAAGAGCTCCTTCCAACCAGGTTCAAATCCAATAGATAACTTCGAATTTAAAAAATAAAAAAAGGGGACCGAAAGGTCCCTTTTTAATTTGACATATGGGGATTTCCCAATTATAATTAATAAACAATTAAACACTTTTATTATGAGTAATGTATTAGACGCCGTATTGGCACAGTATGAAAAAAATCAAATTGGGGGCGGGGCCCAATCGAGAATGTCGCAAGACGAAAGAATGAAAAAGTATTTCGCTTTAATCCTTGGTGATAAAGAGAAATCAGGTCAGAGAAGAGTAAGAATCCTTCCTACCGCAGATGGTTCCTCACCATTCAAAGAGGCTTGGTATCATGAAATCCAAGTAGGTGGTCAGTGGCAAAAGTTCTACGACCCAGGAAAAAATGACAACGAACGTTCATCCTTGAATGAGGTTTACGAAGAGTTGATGTCTACAGGTAAAGAGTCAGACAAGGAACTTGCAAAGCAGTACAAGTCACGTAAGTTCTATATCGTAAAAGTTATCGACCGTGATAACGAAGCTGACGGACCAAAGTTTTGGAGATTCAAACACAACTACAAGAACGAAGGTATCCTTGACAAAATCATTCCAATTTGGAGAAACAAGGGTGATATTACAGACCCTGAAAAAGGTCGTGACCTCATTATTGAGTTGGCTAAATCCAAAACACCAAAAGGTAAAGAATACACAACAGTAAGCGCTATTATGTATGACGACCCAACTCCTGTACATGCAGACAAAGACCAGTTAAAAGAGTGGATTACTGACGAACTCAGTTGGACTGATGTATACAGTAAAAAACCTGTTGAGTATCTTGAAGCAATTGCAAGAGGAGAAACACCAAAATGGGATAACGAAAAAGGTGGATATGTCTACGGTGATTCATCTGTAAATGAAGAAACAATCGGTGGTGCTAAACCATCAAAAAAATCAGTTGACCCACAAGAAGATGCTGAAGTAGATACAGATTTACCATTCTAATTTTATAACATGTTCCCGACATCCGTGTTGGGAACATATTTTTGATTTATGAGTTATACAATTAAAGAACAACCAAAAAAGATTTACGAATCTGTAACTTTTGAACTCACTGTTACCAACGAAAA